CAAAGACATAGCGGTAGCAGTCTGGCAAAGATTTCTTGGCAACCTTGGCAGACTCTGTACAGCGGCTGTGAGAGAAAAAGGAAGTGCCGGTCATCACAAAGGCGTAGTCCTCTGTAGGAGGAAACTCTTGGTACATCAGGGACTCATCCTTGATACCTTCACTTAGTTTCCAGCGCCACCATGCCATCTGACGGGAGTTAATCTCTACGCCATAGAGTTTCTTAATATCTTTTGTCCACTCCTTCTCTTCTGGGGTAAGCCTGCCATCCCAATAGACTTTGTAGATGTTGCTGCTGGCATCTACGGAGTAGTATTCGTTACGCCACCAGCCGCAGAAGATTGCCTTCTGGGTCTTGGCAGACTTGGCTACCTTGTACATGTCGTGGAACATGTTAAAGCCCTGTGCTGTGCTTTCAAACATGTACAGACGCTCTGGGTTCTTCTCTGCCAGAGAAGCTATCAGGGAAGCTAGTCCCTCCTCATTGCCCCAACTAGCAGTCTCAGTTCCGTGAAGGTAAGTGATGGCCTTGCCTTGCCCTAGCCTACTTTTGTTACCAGCAATCTGATAGAAGATACGACTTCTGTTTTTCAGAACCATCTGGTTACGGTTATGGGCTATCAGGGGTATCTTGTACTCCTTGGGTAACCCGTCCATGTACATGCCCAGAGTAGAGCGGAACATGTCCCTGTTCTCTTCTGTGTCTGCCACCAGCGTACCCTGCCATCCGGGGTGTGTGAACTGCCAGTAGAGGTCAAGCGCAAGACTTACGGTAGTGATGCCTAGCTGCCTACCTTTTAGGATAACAAAGAAGTGGATGTCATCTGCCAGCCCTTTCTGTATTTCCTCCATGACGTACTTCTGCGTACCCAGAAGATTGCCCATCTTCTTTAGGCCTTCCTCCTTAGTCTCAATCTTGAGTTCGCTACAGAACTTGTAGAAGTGGTCTAAGTTAAAGTTCATGGAACTATCTTGCCGTGAAAGGGGAGGCGGCAGTCAATCATGTGTTCTGTACTGAATGTTCCTTTTATGATGTCATCACAGCGGTTAACAAACATCTGCACGTTCTTCTCAAAACGTCCTTGGTACAGGTGATATACACCTTCCTCAAAGTGAGTGCCTATGCCGTACAGACCGTAAGTGTGCAGCCGCCACACACCCTCTTCTGGTATGGCTGTCCAGTGGGTAGGGTACAAGGTCTTGTAGCGTATGCCTGCCATCTCTGCTGCGTAGCTTACGTTCTCTGCTACGTCTGAGTTAGGAGTCTCTGAGAAGGTAGGACGCTGCATAGCCTTCCAAGTCTTACGCCAGATAAAGAAGAAAGCAGGAGCAGCAAAGATGTGAGACTTAGGAGGGATGTGATTACTAGCTTGGGCAATGCCTACAAAGGACTTGTTCTCTGCTGCGTATGCAATAGCATCATCTACTACTTGCTTGTTGGTAGGTACACAGTCAATGTCTAGGAAGCCCACCACATCAGCAGCACTGTTAGCCAAGATGTTGTCCATCCACTGACCGTGCGGAGTCTGCTGTAGAGAGTAGCCCACCTGTAACCCTAGATGGCGGCAGACATCACTGTGTGACTTGAGCATATCAACATGGGTAGCAGGCCATGCTAGTGTGTGTATCTCTACGTTCATACTTCTGTCTTTCCTGTTAGTTCTTTATATTGAGTGTATGTTCGCATTGTCAACTCCCCGTCTATCTGCATGATTACTTTAGTGTCATCAGGGATAGGCTCTTTGTTCTGACTGTAGTGAAAGGCAAAGCTGGTAGGGTAGTTAACAGTTGCAAGGGCTGACCTCACTATCTTTAGACCACTGTCCCTTACTGTTGACCAGAACACCCGGTCATCAATGATGCACAGCCTCTTGTCTTTCAGTCCCCATGCCCGTAACAAGTGAAAAGCATCCCTCCTGATAAGGTAACAGTTAGTGTCATTGAAGTGGATACCATTTGATTCAGTGTCCACAGCCATAAAGCTACCGTCTAGCCTGTACAGGTTTCTAGGGCATGTAACGACAGGGGCATCCTGACCCTGCATGACCTCTACCATGTGCTGTATATGCCCCTTCTCTAGCCAGCAATCAGCATCCAGCAAAAGGATAGCGTCTGCTCCCTGTGCATCTGCTATGGCGCAACCAATAAGTCTTGGCGTATCCCCGTAGTCATCACATCTGGGAAGTTCTACATGAAACATTAAGTCCCGCAACTCATCTCTAGGATGCCCGTCAGCCAACATGTAGTGCCGCACATCTGGGTACGTCTGGGCAAACACACTGCTCCTGCAACGTACCAAAACGTGTAAAGCCTCCCTGTAGTAAGGAGTGATAACCGCTACCCTCATACGTCCTCCAGTATTTCCGTATCTACCACCACCCGCATGTAATGCTTCAACCTACCGTCAGAGTTCTTACCGTAAACCTTCTCTAACTTCTTCAACTGTTTGGCAAGGAACTTGTTAGCCTCTACAGAGCCGTAAGTCCGCTTGGCAGCAAAGTAGCTTGCCACCAGCATCCTAGCCTCTGCCATCTCCAGTTGAACTCTGTCTGACATCACTCACCCGGCTTTGCCATCCAGTCCAGCAAGACTTCGCAAGCATTTACTACATCTGGACTTTCATTCCAAGAATCTAAACTGTTTGCAATGTGCTGCAACCTAGCCCTCACTAACTGGTCAACAAGGTCAACAGAGTCAATCTTGTGGTCAACATCTAGTTCTACTTTCATGCTGTCCTTCCTTTCTTGATTACCTAGCTGGCCTGCTTACGCAGTCCTCCACACTCTTATGTTGTCACCCTCTGTCCTAGCTATAAACACCCTCTGTAGCCGCTTACCCGCCCGGTAGTTAGCGTTCAACACCTTGGCCCTAGCCGTAACCGGCACGGTAAAGCTGTCCCCTACCTCCATGTCCTCATAAGGGTAAGCGTACACAACCCTCGCAGCAGGAATTGCATAACCGCTCTCTCTCTTTATCTCTAACATATCTTAATCTCCTCTCTACCAATAACTAGATACTAGCATACTTCTACGTTAGCCAGAAACCTAAATTTTTATGGGGGGGACGGGATGTGGAGGTCACACCACACAGGGGTTCAAACCCATCTCACAGGGCCAGCGGTAGCGTGTGCGGTAGGTGGATAACGTGAACGCAGACCAAACCCAAGGCTAGAGCAGGGGGAGGGGAGATACTTGCCTAGGCAGTGAACGGGGAGTGACATCTAGCGTCCAACCCCATTTCTAGAAATGTCCCATTACCTACACATAAGACACATAGATAATTTATAGATTTACAATCTAGATTGTAACCTAGGTAACTACATAGTACACCGGGTGTCTGCGAAAAGCACTGTATAAAAAGCCATTAGGGTTTTGGAGGGGTCTTATAAATCAACAACTTACAAGAGTTGGCACGATTCTATTATGCTATATAGGTAAGAGGGCTAGCTTTTTGGCCATCTTTTAACTCTAAAGGAAGTTCCACAATGAAACAGTTTGAATACGAAGTTATCAGCAGGGCCACAGGGCGCGTAGAACATGTCAGGGCCACTGCCATATCCTCTGACATTGCCAGAGCGCAGATTGTGCTTGTATATGGTTCACAATTCGATGTTGCAGGCCTGTACTCTGGAATCAATCCTCCACACAGAATAGTTGGCGAAATAGACTGCTCTGACTTCCCTTTGTCTTTGTCTGACTATGACTGGTTAATGCGTGAATCTCGCAAGATTGAAGATACCTATGCAACATTGGCAGATTGTGTAGCTGGGCCGTTTGACGCAGACGAAAGGGCCAACAGAGCGCTATCCTGCGACCATTACGCAGGGTTCTGACACAGTGGCAGTCTATGCCCTCACTGGAGGGTATAGGCGGCAATTGTGCCGATATTGAAAGGATGTTCCGTTATGCAAAACATTGAGAAAAGCGCTTTTCGCCCCGGCCAGTATGTGGGTTATGGCGGTGGCTATGTTTGGCGCATCGCCAAAGACAAATCCAGCAATTGGTGGACTGCTTTTAGTCAACAGTCTGCCGATTGCATGGGCGCCCGCACACTGCGCGAGTTGCAGGCTAAATTGGAATTGCTTTAGTACACCCTGCAAGCCCTGCGCGTCAGGGTTTGCCGGTTTGCACTGTCGCAAGCCACAAACTTTAAGGATGTTCCATTATGCAACGTATCACTGACAAACACTTAGACGCTATCGTTGACCGCCTAAACCGCATCACGGGTATGCCTGCTGCCCCGTACATCGACGGGAAGGTACAAGTAGGCAATTACCATATCTCTCACGCCTACGGGGGTGTATGCCTGCACCGCATG